CGTAGGCGTTCCACTCGACGGCGCACACGGTTCGCCATCCAAGCAGGTGGCCTCCGAGTATGCCGCCACCAGCGCCCGCGAAAAGAGCCAGCTCATTCACTTCTTCCCCACGATGTGAGAGATACCAGCGAACATGCGACGAGCGAACTGCTCGCCGTACGAGGTCGCGGCATCGGCGCGGCCAAAGCCGGCGGTGATGACCGTCGACAGCGCGTTCTCCTCGCGATGGCGGATGACGCGGTAGAGATCGCCGGCCTCGTCCTTCTGGCCGATGACGTCGTCGAGGATCACGAGGCGCTTCGTGCGAGCCTTCGACAGGAGCTCGGGCTCGTCGCCAAGCTTGGCGAACCGGCGGGCTGCGCAGACGTCGTCGGCGTGGACGAACATCGGTCGCTCGAACCGGCGCTCGCCGAGGTGCAGCGCCATGGCCAGCGGCAGGGTCAGCGCAAGCGTGGTCTTGCCCGCGCCGGTCGGCCCGATGAGGACGACGAACGGGGTGCGACCGTCGCGGACGAGCAGGTGCTCGATGAGCGGCAGCATCGAGGCGGGGACGCCCTTGGCCAGCACCGACGAGACGATGGGGCGGTAGCGTTCGGGCAGGTACTTCGCGCCCTGGCTCTCGAGCAGACCGTCGAGCGTGACGGGCGGAGGCGGGGCCGGCTGCGCAGCGGGCTGCTGCATGGCGGCGAGCGAGGCCTGCATGGTCGCGGCGATCATGGTCGCGAGCGGGTCATCCGAAATCGAATCGTGGCTCATCTTGCTGCTCTCCCAGCCAGTATTTCCTGGCCTCATCTGGATCTGTCGGGATCTGGCGCGGGTGTGGCTGCCGCAGATAGTTACCGGTGTTGATCGGCGTGGCGCGCTGCGGCGTTGCGCGGCGCAGCCAGTTCCGCGCAAAGGCGTCGTAGTCCTTGTACGTCTTGCCGGTCGCCGCGAGCCAGTCGCGCATGGCGATGTGCTCGGCGGCGAGGTTCAGGTTGCGCTCCTTGGCGATGGCGATGTGGTCTTCCTTCGGCATCCAAGAGTCAAAGGACTGGACGGCCTTTGGCTTCCGCTTCGGCTTGGCCGGAGCGGGCGACTCCGCAGGAGGCGCAATACTTCTCTCTCCTGTCTGATCTGTTGTGTTGTGTTGTGTAGCCGTTACATCACGTGTCGTAACGTTACGTAACGTTACATCACGTGACGTAGCGTCACGCTTGCGGCTTCGATTCGTACGAGCGCGCTGCGCGAGCTGTACGGTGATGAGGTCGTCGAGGGTGCGCCACAGGTTCAGCTCGACGAGCTTCGGCTTCCAGTGCGCGAGCTCCGCCGGAGGCTCGTCCTCCTCGTGACGCACACGGTGCTCGGTGATGCGGAGGTGCGCGAGCACAAGCTCGACCTGCCCGAGTGTCAGAAGCATCGCGATTCGCGCGTCATCAGCGAGGTCTTGTCGGTACCATCCTGCCATCGTCATCTCCCAAGGATACGGCAGGACGCTCGACAGCGCGGACTGATCGCGCTACCTTACTTCGTGCCATCGTCTGTCGCCCTCGGGACTCGCCAAAGTTCCGGGGGCAAGTTCTTTCTGCCATGGGTGGACGCGGCGCGCAATCAGTTCATCACCCCAGGATCTTGGGGCCGGGTGTCGACCGGCACGAGCGCCGGGATGGGGGCGTCGCCGTCCTCGCGCATCATGCCGAAGGCCGAGTGCACCGCGAACATGGCGTCCATGAGCGCCTCGTTCGTGCACTCGAGCGTGCGCTCCTGCTCCTCGATGGCGTTGCCGTCGGTGTTCGTGAGCCGGCTGAGCATGGCCCAGCCGTCCTCGTCGCGCAGGTAGGTGCGCTCGGCGGTGCGGCCAGAGTCGCTCGTGATCAGGATGTGGATTTGAAGCGGGTTCGCGGGCATACTCGGATCTCCTGTGAATGGTCATGGGTTGAAACGCCGGACCCCGTATGACGTGTGCGGGGCCCGGCGCTTCGTTCTGATCAGCGCGTCGAAGCGCACATCCAGATGCAGTTGTACGAGAGGTCGTTCTCGCACACGCACAGGGGCGCTTGCCCGTACGGGCAGAAGGGCGGGTAGCCGAGACACCGCGAGGCCTGCGGCTGCGCGGCAGGAGCCGAGCTCGCGGAGAGGATGACGAGGGCGAGGGCGATGAGGATGCGCATGGTGGTCTCCTTTCAGAACGGGATGTCGTCAGAGTTCGTGTCGGCGGAGGCGGGACCGTCCCAGTCCACGGCGGGCGGCGGCACGAGCACGGGTCCGGTGCCCTTCGCGCGGTGACGCTCGGCCCAGGCTCGAGCGCGAGCGGCGTCCTTCGCGGACCAGTCGGCGTACTTGGCCTTGGCGGGATCCTGCGCCTGCTTGCGGCTGATGGCGTCGAGCATGCCGGACAGTTCGTCGAGGAACTCGGGCGGGCAGTCGCTGTACTTCCAGCCCTTGAAGTCCTGGCCGTGCCACTTGCTCGGGATCATGCGGACCTCGGGGTTGCCGTACTTGCCGTCGAGGTCGGCGTCGTCGACCGTCTTCTTCTTGTAGTCCACCGGGGTGGTGGGCATGGCCTTCATGATCTTGAGGAGTTCGTCGAGCTTCTGCTCGATGCGGCGGAGTTCGTCGTTCATGGTCTTCTCGTGTTCTTCGGTGAGGATGAAAGGTTGACCGCCGGCAGTGCAGGCGATGCCGCGGAAGGTGGTGGTCATCGTGAGCCCCGGAGTTTTTCGGGGCACCCGACAGCCGGGCAGAAAAAGCAATATTTGCCGGGCACGGGGTCGGGCGTGCGCTTGTCGAGCAGCGTGCGCGCGAGGCCGGTGATGGCGCCCGCGTGCAGGTGCAGGTCGAACGAGTCGAACACCCAGGTCTGCGCCTTCACCTTGGCCGTCTGCAGGTTCACGTAGACCGCCGACGCGGTGACGTGCTGCACGTGCTCGGCCTCGGCGACCATGAGCGCCAGGGTCTTGAGCTGCGGCTCGTGGTCCTCGCTCGCGCGCCCCGTCTTCCAGTCGATGACGTGAGCTTGGCCCTTGTCGAGGATGACGATGTCCGCCGTGCCGTAGACGTGGCCGGGCGCGGCGGGATAGTCGCGGTGCCCGGTCTTCGGCAGTCGCTCGCAGACCATGGTATCCCGCCACGCGGGCTCGCGAGCGGCGCCCTTCACGTACGTGCCGAGCGGCGCGAGGTCGTAGGCCTGCTCCGCCAGGATCGTCTCGCTGCCGGACGGGGTCACGGTGGCGAACCAGTCGAGCGTAGCCCGGAGGGCGGGCGCCATGTGCTCCTCGAGCGGATCGATGTCGGGCCATTGCCGGGCCGTGATGGCCCCTTCCACGAGCTCGTGGAACCGGGTGCCCACTGCTGCGCTCGGGTGCTTCTCCCCCTCGTCCTGGGGCAACTGGGCGCTAAGAGCGCAGGCCAGCCACCGCCGGGTCGAGGAGGCGGAGAGGATCGGGAGCTTCACGACGCGGCCTCGAGCGCCGCCTTGCGGGCGGTGTAGCTGGCGCGCAGGGTCGTGCGGTCTGCGTCGTTGAGGGCGGCAGCCTGGGCGACCGCAGCCTTTAGCTCGTCGAGGTTCGAAGCCGCTTCGACCTTGGCGGTCAGCTCGGCGAGGCTCGGACCCTTCGGGCGCTCGGCCTCGGCCACGCGGGCGGACAGGTCGTTGACGTACTTCGAGTCATCGAAGAGTCCGAGGTGAACGTCCGCCGAGAAGCCGAGGGATGCGAGCGCCTTGCTCTCCGCGTCCGTGAGGCTCTTCTTCGGAGCCTCCTCGTCCGTGTAGACTCCGTGCTTGTTCGAGCCCACGAACTGCGTTTGACCGAAGGCCTCGACGCTGCCGCGCTGGCCCTCGCGCACGTACCAGAGCTCGATGCGCACCACGTGGATGACCTCGCGCCCAATGACGCCGTGCTGCGGGTGGACGATGGGCGCGCCCTCGGCGTACTTCTCGTCGAGGATGCGAGAGCCCCAGCCCAGCCCCTTCGGGCCGAAGGCCTGCGTGGCCCTTTTCTGCTGGTAGGTGTGGTTGATGGCGGTCCCCCGGAATCCGCCGGAGCGCGAGAAGGACTTGGTGTAGTCCGGGTCCGTCGCTTGGACACTCTCCCAGAGGGAGAGGTTCGGGTGGGCGCTGTCGATGGTGGTCACGGTGGGGGCGGTCTTGGTCTTGGCCATGGTCATTTCTCCTTGATGCGCCAACGCTTGGCGCGGGTTGGCACGCGCTCGGCGCGTTCTTCTGCGATGAGGTACGAGAGGTCGGCGAACAGCGTGTCGCGCCGAGTCATGGGAATGTGCAGGTAGGCAGACAGCTCGGGCAGGTTCATGCCCTTCGGGCCAGCCGCCGCGAGCACCGCCTCGACGACCGAGGCGCGGCGCGCAGCAGCCACGCTACCCTTGCCGGGATTCACCCAGTCGGGGTGGCAGGTAGAACCGAGGTGCAGGGCGGCGACCTGCTCGGCAAGCCGATGCACCTGCGCCTCGAGTTCACGGATTCGCCGGTCCAAGCGCGCGTCGACCTCGCGGAGCGTCGACTCGCTGATGGGTTTGGGCGGGAGAAAGCGTGGCGTCATCCGTTCGCGGTCCAATCAAGGATGCGCTCGCAATGCCCGAGAAACTCGCGCGCCTCGGTCAGCTCGGGAGACGAGCCGGCGGGCTCGAGCGCCGCCACGCGTGCGCGCAGGGTGGCCGCGATGGCGCGAACGGTGGAGCGGTGCCCGAGCGGGGCGCACGCGACGAAGTCGAACGCCTGCGCCACGCGCACGAGGTGCTCGGCGCGGGCGTCGAGCTTGCCGCCGGCGTTCGCGACGCGGTCGCCCAGGAGTTCGCAGACGCGGGCGCGCTCGCAGTCGAGCCAGTCCGCGAGGGAGGCGGGCTCCCACGGCTGCCGGGATTCAGCGACCCGGCTCACGGCTGCACCTTCCCGCGCAGTTGGTCGTAGAACGCGACCGCGCGCGCGTGGTCGGTCATGAACAGGGCGTGCATGAGCGCGTTGCCGGCCAGACAGTGCGCGCTGTGCAGGTGCTGCACGGGGACGTCGAGCGCCGTGCGCGAGCTCTTGTCGAGCTCCACGATGGCAGCGGCGATGCTCGCGAACGTGGCCGCGCGAGCGGCGGACTGCTCCTCGGCCAGGGTCATGGTGGTGTTGTCGTCGGTCATTGCTTGGTTCCTCCGATGAAAAGCGCGACGAGCGCGCAGGGGATGAGAATGGGAAGGCAGAAGAAGAAGAGGGCCGGGAAAACCTGGGCGTTGCCCCCGGCGAGGAGCAGCACGACGCCCAGGAAAATCGCGGGCATCAGGAGCACCGCTCGTGCGCGAGGTCGAACGCGGCCGAACGCCTGCGCTCCTCCTCGTCGGCGACCATCGCCTCGGCCATGGCCAGGAATCCCGGCAGCATGGCGCGCACCGCGCGCTCGACCGCCTCGCGGTCGAAGCTACCGGGGGCGTAGTCGTACGCCATGGTCTCGTCGAGCGCCTCGCCCCAGAGCCAGGGAACGTTGCGGGTGCGCTCGAACTCGTCGAGGAATCCTCGCGCTCCCAGGTATCCGAGTTGAAGGCCAAGCAGGTGGCCAGCGACGCCCCAGGGATCGTGCTTGTGATCAGACATAGTGCCTCTGCATGGAGTAGTGCTCGACGATGGCGGCGGCGCCGTTGCTGTCGGGTTTGACCATGAGGCACGCCTTCATGGTTCCACGCGTGAAGTCGACGCGCGTGCGGCTGCTCGTGCGCGTCTTGCGGTCGTAGACGTGCGCGAACGCGCAGGTGTAATCGAGCCCATACCAGATGGCCCAGTGGCCACCGGTGCTGTCCACGTTGCCGAGCCACTGCGATTCGACCGGGCGCCCGTTGTCGAGCACGAGCGTGACGATCCACCGCGCGCGGCGGCGCTTGATCTCGACCTCGGGGTCGACGTCTTCGGACGGGTATCGACGACGGACCGGGAACCCGTCGAGCAATTCCCACCGGGGAAACACGGGCTCGCCGATTTGGCGGCGCCAATTGAGCTTGCACATGATGACCTCCTGAGCGCCACGCGGCGCGGTGATGCGGGTGTTATGGCCCAGGGAATTCGGGCCGTCAAGGGGGATTCGACTACCGTTCCCCCGCCTGCGCACGATTCCAGGGAATCGCGGGCAGACGGCGAGCGTCAGTCAGCACCAGGGGTCGCGCGTGTCGAGGGTCGCGCCCATGGATTCGGCCAAGGCTCGAGCGGCGCGCATGGCGCTCGCGTGCGAGCGATACCTCGTCGGTAGCTGGTACCGGCGGAACGCGCAGTCCGGCGCGGCGTCCTCGACGTCGACCGCCCAGTAAGACGGCGCGCCGCGGAGCTTGCGGTCGTTGAAGAGTACGGAAACGGTGGTGCGAATGACGGGCATGGTTTCTCCGGGATATTTGGCGGGGCGCGAAACGGCGCGCTAGGCGGCTGCCTTGGAAAGCGCGACTGCGATCCAGGGGTTAGCGGCGACGGCCTGCATTGCCTCCGCCATGACGGCGTCGAAGTTGTCGACGATCCAGTGCTGCCCGCAGTCAATCGCGATTCGGGCGCGCGGTCTGCCGTCGAGTAGAGTCTTGAGAAACCACCGACCGGGCGTGTTCTTCACGTGCAGAACGGGACCGAAGTGCGGATCGCCGGTCTCAATCGTGACGGTGTACGCATGGCCATGGTTATCGACGGCGGACGATGGGAGCGTGACGGATTGGATTTCGTGAATGGGCATCTTTTCCCCCAGGGATATTAGAGCGCCATCATGACGCAGATACAGAACGAGACCGCGAGAAGCGCGCACGAGGTAGCAAGGGACCACGCGAGCAGCTGTCGAATCATGCCCGTGCGAGGCGCCGGGAGCGCGCGCACGAGGCGAGCCTCTGCCACTAGCCAGGGCGGCACGTGCGACGGTTGCCGCGATGGGCGCGGCGTGACGGGCGCGAAGGGAAGGGAGCGGAACGTGAGGGTCACGACGCGACCTCGACAACGCGCTTCCGCGCAATCGCTTGACGGGCGCGGCTCGCGAGCGCGCCATGAAGGCGAATCGTCACGTCGTGGGTCGACAGACCTTCGCCGCGCGTACCGTCGCACGCGTGGCAGTCGGCGCACGACCGCACGTGTCCTGCTTCCGCGGACGCGGGGCAAGTCATCTCGCCGCGGAGGCGCGCCGCGTCGGTGCCATCGCTGACGCGGAACGTGCGGAAGCCTCGGAGCGAAGCGCGCACGCGGTCGCCCTCGGTATCGCACGAAGCCATGACGAGAGACCGGAACGCGCGCGGCGCGACTCGCCACGCGTGCGTATAGCCGGTATGCGCTCGCGAGCGCGACACGAGCGCGGACCAGATTTCCTCTGGTACCGCGACGGGGTCTCCGTACGCGCCGAGTCGCACCGTGAGGTCTGCGCCGACGGCAGCGATAGCGTCGAGGTCGCCACTGATGTCGACGTAGCGCCCACGCTTCCACGCGGACCAGACGGACCGCGGCGCATTGTCGACGCGGACGTAGCAGCCGTTTCCGCTGCGAAAGATGCAATCGCCGCACACCGTGGCGTCGTCGCCGCTGCGAACGGCGACGTTCGGCGCGACGTCCGCGGCTAGGATCCAGGTCTGAATGACGTTCGCGGTCTTCACGTTGCGCGACTTCAGCGTCGCGACGACGACAACGTCGCGACCGTCGAACAGCGACGGACCTTGATAGAGTACGAATCCGAGAGGCTTTGCCATGTTCTTCTCCTCAGCGCCCGTGGGCGCATGCCACTGTTGGCGCGGCATAGGCGCGACACGAGGTCGCACGCATGCCGCGGCAAGCGAGCAGGTGCCCGCGAGCGGCGAAGGTCTCAGCGGCGCGTCACGCGACACCACGACGAGTGCACGCATGCGGCGCGCTCGTCTTCCGTTCCGCGCGGCTTAACGCGTGCCAAGGCGAGCGCGTACCAGTGTTCGGCGCGCTGCTCACCGTACTCTGCGAACATCTCCTCGTAGCGAACGCGGAGCACGTCAGCCTTGGCGGCGATGAACGCGGCGCGGAGCGCGATCGCGATGGGCGCGCCGCTCGGAACGCGCACGGTGTGCGTAGCGTCCTCCTCGCGTTCGCACGCAAGGCACGAGAGGTCTGCGTCGACGCGGACGTGGAAGGTCGTGGCGCTCATGAGTTCCTCGCGAGGTAGGCTGCAACGTCCGCGGCGACGCTCGCAGAGTACGCATCGTGGTAGGCGCGCTGTGCCGCGAGAGCGATACCGTTCGCGACGGCGAGAGCCTCGCGAGCGGCGGTACGCTCCGCGCGCCATGTGTCCACGTCAACGTCGGACGGGCGGCGCTTCAACATCGTGAGGAAGCGTTCCTGAGCCTTGATCGCGACCTCGCCAGCGGCGAAGGCTTCTTTGAACAGTTCGTCGAGTGTCATGCCGAGCACCATGCGAGCACCATGCCAAGCGAGTAGAATCTAGCGTCTACCCAGCGTTTCCCCTAGCGCGTCGAATCCGCATCTCGCGCGTGAGTGACGAAAAGCGAGGTCAATCCGCACCCAGCCTAACTACCTGTCGCGTGGTAGACTCTCAGCGTTTCGCCGCGTTTCGTCGAGTGAGTCAGCGTTGACCTCGTGAGTCGAATCTGACTCGCTTGCGAGCAGACTATCGTACGTGGCAACCTGATAGGTTTGGCGTATCGCTCTCGCGTGGGTCTCGTCGTGACCTCGTCTACGTCGTGAGACCCTCGGAAGGGCATCTCGCGTGCCATCGCTCCAACGTTCGCGCTTGCCACGAATCGCGCTCGACTCGTGCAAAACGCCTCAATTCCTGGCCCACGTGCGCCCCTTTGCCGGCAGGGTGCGGACCTCGAGCGACCCCGGTCTGCAATTCGTAGGGAGGGGAGGGGGTGGGTACCCCCCTCGAAAATTTTCCACGCCTGAACGTTTCACGTGAAACACTCACGCGTTCCCTCTACGGCCTCTCCGAGGGTGCCTGTGCCCTACGGCACATGTAGGCGTTCGTGTGGATGCGACCTGCGCGCCTGACGGCTTCAGGTCGAATCACACTTCACAGGCTCGAGAGACCCCTCAGTCCCCTAGTACGCCTATCACGCGTATGATTGGAAGTCAGATTCGACACTCGGGATTCAGATACATGGGGTCACTTCTTTTGTTGACTGGCGGGGTGGCTTGTGGTGGGGTGCTTGGTGGAGGAACCATGAAGAAGCACGAAGTACGCAGGCTCGAAGGGATCATGGAGGTTCTCTGCCATGACCTGAAGGGTGACCCATACGCGCTGCACCGGCTCGCTGAGCTGATCCTCGGGTGCATCGACCTCACCCGCAACGGCAAGGCGTGGAAGGCCACCAGCATCGTGCTCGAGACGTCCGCTCGCCTGGCCAGTAGCCTCGAGCAAGCGCGCGCTGCATCACGTGACGCGCAGCGCCAAGATGGCTCGGGCTCTCCTGTCGGTATCGCCTGGCACCCCATCGGCGTCGAGCGCGCACGCGTCCACGCGGACGGCTATCTTCAAGTCCACCACGATGCCCCGCGTCCCGCTGCCACCGTCGAGCAGATGCGCGCCGCTGCGGATGCTGCGATGGCCGCGGATGAAGAGATGGACGAGTACGAGTGCGACGCGTGCCACAAGACCACGCTCGTCCCCATGGACTCGGGCACACCAAAGGGCTGGCAGCCGTCCGACAACCCCGACGGCGAAGAGTACATCTGCAACGAGTGCCACACCTTCGGCAGTCCGGGTAAGCCATGAACCTCGAAGACCTTGGCCGCCGCGCGGTGGCCTGCAAGCACTGGCGGTGGATGCCTGGCATGTACGTGCTCCCGCACGTCGATGGTTGCGAGTGCTGCGAAGACAGAAACTTCCCTCGGCGTGCAGCTCGCATCCCTGCGGTCTTTACGACCGACATTGACGTGCCCGACCTCTCCGACCCCGCGACGCTCGGCTGCTTGCTGCACCTGGTGCGGGAGGCGTGGCCGGACGAGTGGCACAAGCACGTTGTGCCTGTGTGGAACGGCCTAGATGGATGGGCTGTTGGATGCATCCGTGCCGACCGCAACCTCATCCTGCTGGCTACGCCGGATGGCATGTTCGTTGGCCTGGGCAACAGCGAGGCCGGCGCTCTCGTGTCTGCTCTCGAAGGAGCGCCCTGATGGGCCGCGTCACCGACGAGACCGGCAACCGCTACGGTCGCCTCACCGTCGTTCGCCGCGACCCGGAGAACGCCTACCACAAGGGCGCCAACTGGATCTGCCGGTGCGACTGCGGGGGCGAGCGCGTCGCCTCTGGCATCGGTCTGCGCCAGGGCATGGTGAAGAGCTGCGGGTGCCTCGCCCGCGAGAGGCGCGTCCTGCGCTGCGCCTGCGGCTACAAGGGTCAGAAGACCCGCAACTGGACGCCCGACTGGAAGTGCTACCGCTGCAGCGGGCTCTCGCCCCTGGCCGAGCCGCCGAAGATGACCGAGGACGAGCTCTTCGAGAAGCGCGTGGAGCACTGGCGCTACTACCACCGTTCCGCCCCCACCTCCGCCAGCCACGACGTGATGCTCTTCCTCGAGCGCCTGGAGAAGGTGACCAAGGAGCGCGACATGGCCATCGAGCAGCACCGCCACTCCCAGCACGAGGTTGGCCGCTGGGTGGACCGAGAGACCAAGGCCGTGCGCGAGCTCGACGAAGCTCGCGAACGCAACACCGACCTGCGCACGATGCTCGAGCAGGTCACGCGCGAGCGCGACGAGGCGCGGGCGGACCTGCGCGAGTTCGTTCGTCAGGTGGAAAACGCCTACGAACTACTGGAGCCTCTTGAAGAGGGCTCGGACGTGGTCGAGCGCGCTGTGAGTCACCTGCTCACGGTGCTGCGCGGGCGCGAGCGCCCCGGGCCGTGGGCGTTCGACGCGGTGTTGCGCGAGCGCGACGAGGCGCGGGCGCAGCGTGACGCCGCCATCGCGCGCATCACCAAGGTGGGCGTGATGGTCGCCACCAATGGGAACGAACTGGCGAAAGACGCATTTCGCCGCGGCGCCGAGGCCATGCGCAAGCGGTGTGAAGAGATCGCTCGACACGCGTGCTCGGTCATCGGCGGGCTTGAGCACACCTACGGACTGATGACGCCGGGGCACGTCGACACGGTGTCGCGCCTGATTCTTGAGGCGGACATCCCGGAGGAGCCATGAGCAAAGATGAGAAGTTCGACCCGCTTCGCCTGACCAAGGGCGACCGCCCCAAGTTCGAGCCGCCGCCCAAGAAGGCCGTGCCCGGCGGGCGCATGGTCCAAGGCGCCAAGGCCTACTGCGATGGCTGGCGCAAGTACGCCGAGCCCATCGCCTCCGCCATGGGCTGGAGCATCCACAGTTTCGGAGACGGCTGGGTCAAGCTTGTCTCCCCCGACTTCCAACACACCCAACAACTCTCGCTGGCCTGCATCGAGGCCCTCGAGCCACTCGCAAGGAGCCATCATGCAAGAACTCAAGCGCGCTATCTTCCTCAAGGGAGTGTACGACCCGGCGGACGCGAGCCGAATCACGACGACCCTGTACCGTCCAAAGCACGTTGACCTGCGCCTCGAGGGCGGCCTCGTGCGCTCCGGCCTCCTGGCGGTCCCGCTGAACAACGTCGTCGAGCTCCAGCTCCACGAGGATGAGAAGCCCGTGGCGCCTGCCGAAGACCCGCGTCAGGTCACCGTCGAGCAGGTGCTCGAGAGCATCAACATCGGCGGCGACCTCGCCGGCGTGCCCGAGCAGAAGCGTCGCGGGCGCCCGCGCAAGGCTCCATGAGCGCCAAGGCCGATGCGATCCTCGAATCGTTCGAGGCTGCGGTCAAGCAGCAGCTCGAAGCGAAGTCGCTCGTCCACTTCGAGGGCCTTCTCACGAGCCCTCTGGGCTTCGGCCTTACTACTGCTAGCCCTCTGCAGCGTGCGATTGCTCGTGTTGCCGACGGTCGTCCTCTGGATGATCTTGCGGAAGACCCCGCAGTCGCCCGCGCGTTTGGTGGACGCCTGCCGGACCCGGTCAAACCTGCGGAATTTGCCATCGTTTCCGGGATTCGTACCGCGAAAAGCCTCTCGGCAGCGGCGCTGGCAGTCCACTGGACGCAACGGGCCGACCTTTCGCGTCTAGGACCAGGCGAAATCCCTCGTATCTCCATCGTTTCGCTGTCGAAGGACCTCGCGGACGTCGTCTTCGGCCACATCGTGGGCCGGATGATGGCGTCGCCCATCCTTTCGAAGCTCATCTTGGAGACGCCGACCGCCGACACGCTCATGATCCGCCACCCGAGCGGTCGTCCGGTCGAGATCAAGGTCGTGGCGAGCTCGAAAGCGGGCTCGTCGCTCGTCGCGCGCTGGTCCGCCGGCGTCATCCTCGATGAGGTGGCGCGCTGGGGCTCGGACGACGCCGCCGTGTTGGTCAACGACCTGCGCGACGCCGTGCTCCTGCGCATCCTGCCGGGCGCGCAGCTCGTCTACATCAGCTCTCCGTGGGCCCCGATGGGCTTCCTCTACGATCTCGTGAAGGAACGCTGGGGAAAGCCGGACCGTGACTGCATCGTGGTCAAGGCGCCGGCCTACGACATGGCCCCGCTCATCTGGACGCCCGACAAGCTCGAGATCGCGCGCCGTGACCCGCGCATCTACCGCACGGACATCGAAGCGGAGTTCGCCGACCCCGAAGAGGCGCTCTTCACGACCGCCATGCTCGACACGGCGACGCGGAAGGAACCGCTCGTGGCTCCGCCGCTGCCCGGAGCGACGTACACCGCGGCCATCGACCCCGCTACGCGCGGCAACTCGTTCACGCTCGTGGTCGCCACGGGCTCGGGGCGCAAGCAGAAGGTCATCGTGCTCGCGAAGCAGTGGACCGGGAGCCCCGCCAACCCGCTGCGGCCATTCGCCGTGCTCGAGGAGATCGCGCACATCCTCAAGGCGTACCGGGTCACCGTCCTCGACAGCGACCAGTACATGGGCGACGCCCTTCGCGACCTCGCGTTCCAGGTCGGGCTCGTCCTCGTGCCTCACCACTGGACGAATGGCGAGCGCAGCAAGCGGTACATGACGCTGCGCACGATGTTCGAGATCGGCGAGGTCGAGCTTCCGCCGGATCCGCTCGTGCGCCAGGACATGCAGCGCGTCGTGAAGCGGTACACGCAGAACGGCATCAGCATCGACCTGACGCGCACGAACGACGGGCGTCACGCGGACTACGCGCCGGCCATCTGCATGGCCCTCACGCGCTGGCACGAGGAGTCGCTCAGCCGCGCGCAGGGCTCCTTCGAGGAGGACTACCAGGGCATGCCGGAGGAGGAGAAGCAGATCTGGAACACCCTGGAAAAGAAGTTACGTCGTAAAAATGACCGCGCGGCCAAAAGTCGCTTGTTTCGTCCTTGAGGCCACCTTGGAAAACTGGATACTTGGCCAGACATGCCGGGCATCTCGGAGACAACCGACGCGTGGTGGCTCGTTCACGAGCGGGAGGAAGACCCCGCGGACGCAGTCGTCTCCGCTGTGACCTCGATCCGCAACGAGGCGTCGACTCGTCGCGGGATGTGGAGCCGAGCAGGTGAGGTGTACGGCACCGACCTGCGGATGTTCGGCATGCCGATCAAGAGCGCGTGGGACGACCGGGTGTCGTTCAACGTCGCTGCCAATGCCATCAACACGATGCAGGCGAAACTTGCGCGGCAGATGCCTCTGCCGAGTTCGCTGACGGTCGGTGGCGACTTTCTCCAGCGGTACCGCGCACAGCGCCTCGACCGCTTCCTCCACGGCGCGTTCTACGCCGCGAGCTACGCCAAGATCTACCCGCAACTCCTGCTCGACGTCCTCGTCTTCGGCACGGCGGCGGTGAAGGTCTACGTGCAGGACGGCACGGTCCAGATCGAGCGCATCCCGATCTTCGACCTGCTCGTGTCGGAGGCCGAGGCCCGCTACGGCACGCCGCGCTGCCTCTACCACCGCTGCTACATGGACCGCTCGGTCGTGCTCGAGGCGTTCGGCGGCGAGGACCAGCCTGGGCTCTACGGCTCGCAGGCTGCCCGCCGCAAGGCCATCTTCGACGCGCCCAAGCCGGCGGACGACGACTCGACGTACATGAACAGCGGGCGGTACTCGGACCAGATCCTGGTCTACGAGGCCACACACCTCGCCTCCGGGCCGAAGGCGACCGACGGGCTGCGTGTCATCGCGCTCTCGACGGGCACGCTCGTCTCAACGCCGTGGGTCCGCAACACGAACTTCGGGTTCGCGTTCCTCCGCCTCAACGCCGTCCTCTCTGGCTTCTACGGTCCGTCGATGGCGCTCGATCTCGCGGCTGCGCAGGACGAGTACGACAAGCTGTCGGAGAAGATTCAGGTGGCGCACGACCTCATGGGCGGCAGCCACATCATGGTGCAGGCCGGCACCCTTGGGAAAACCAAGATCGACAACGATGTCGGCACCATCATCGAGTACAACGGGCAGAAGCCGGACGTCTTCAACCCGCAGCCGGTTCACCCGGACACCTACGCCTACAAGGACATGATCGCGCAGAACATGCTGCGCTATCAGGGCATCAGCGAGCTCGCGGCCCAGAGCGTCCTGCCGGCGGGTCTGCGCCAGGCGTCGGGCCGTGCCCTCAACGTCTACGACGACATGGAAGACGCGCGGTTCCGCGTCGCGCACGAGGCCGTGCGCCAGTTCCACGTCGACATCGGCTGGCTCATCGTCGATGCCTGCGAAGAGGCGTCCGAGGCTGGCGAGCAGGTGGAGATCCTGGCTCCAGGTCAGGGCGCGCTCGAGCGGATCAACTGGTCTGACGTCCAGATGGACCGCCGCGAGTACACGCTACGCTGCGAGCCTATCTCCTCGCTCTCCCAGTCCAAGGCCGCGAAGTTCCAGGAAGTCATGGAGCTCGTCGACCGGAAGATCTTCGTCGACCGCCGCGAGATCGCGCACCTGCTCGACCTCGGCGACATCGTCGCCACGCGCGACATGGAGACGTCGGACATCGACATCGTCGACAAGACCTGCGCGCTCATCCTCCGCGGCGAGCCGTACCCGGATCCCGACAAGCGGCTCCTGCTCGACGTCGCGTACGACCGTGCGCGCCGCCACTACAACAAGGCTCGCGTCGACGGCGTCCCCGAGGACCGCGTCGCGGAGCTCAACGAGTACCTGAACAAGATCGAGGCGCTCATCGCGCAGATGCAGGCCGAGCAGCAAGCCGCTCAGGCCGCCGCGCAGCAGCCGCCCGCAGGAGCACCGGCGCCAGAAGCGCCACCAATGGAGGAACCACCCAATGTCTGACGACCTGTACGCACGCATGCAGGCAGCCGCGAAGGCCGCCATCGAAACGTCCGCCCCCGCCGAGGAGGCGGCGCCCGAGGCCCAGGCCGAGGAGACCGCGACCCTCGAAGCCAGCGACGCGCCGGCTGCCGACGAGCAGCCCGTGGAGGCCGAGGCGCAGGCTGGCGAGGAGACCGCCGAAGCCGCGCCCGAGGAGGCCGAGGAAGAGACCGAGGAGGAGCAACCCGACGTCGCCGACCAGATCCTGGCGGTGCGTCAGGCGGCAGAGCGCCGTGTGCGCCAAGCCGAGGCTCGCGCGCGCGAGCTCGAAGCGAAGCTCGAGAAGGCCGACGAGCGCGTCAACATGTCGCGCAAGGAGGTCGTGGAGGACATCTTCCGCAAGCTCCGCCGCGCCCCGGCTCGCACGTTCAAGGAGTTCGGCTTCGACTTCCAGGAGCTCATCGACGCGGGCATGCGCGAGGGGCAGTTCCACGACGGGACGTTCTCCGAGATCGACGAGGTCAAGCAGCAGATCCGCGAGCTTCAGAAGGAGCGCGAGGAGCTTCGCGCGCAGAAGGAAGAGCAGCAGCAGCGCCAGATGCTCCAGGAGGCCCGCAGGGAGTTCCTCGGGCAGGTGAGCGAGCGCGAGTACCCGACGCTCTTCAACATGTTCCAGGACGACCCTGAGCCGCTCTGGATCGAGGCGCAGCGCATCGCCGAGCTCCACGAGGAGCAGCACGGCGAAGCGCCGGACGACCGCGCGGTCATCCGCCACCTTGAGGCCAAGTACAAGGCCCGGCTCGAGCGACTCTCCGGCAAGGCGGCACCCGCTGCTGCCACGTCTACGCCCGCGGCGAAGAAGCCCGCCGGGGCGAAGACCATCTCGACCAAGGCTGCCAGCGAAACGCGGACTGCTGGCAAGCCGTTTGGACAGCTCTCTGCTGAAGAGCAGCGGGCTGCCCTCGTGGCCGCAGTCAACAAAAGCAAGCAAGCAGCAACCAACTAGGAGTGAATCATGCCGTACACCAACCCGACGTTCGCAGCCGTCCAGAGCATCCTCAAGATCAAGTACCCGGACGGCGCCCTTCCGCAGGCGCTCTACAAGGACTTCCCGCTCCTCTCGCTCGTCAAGAAGACGACGAACTTCGACGGTGAGTTCAAGGTCGTGGCGCTCCAGAACGAGCGTCCGCAGGGCTCGTCCTCGAGCTTCTCCATCGCGCAGGGCGTCTCGAAGAACGGCGCCAACGGCGGCGGCGGCACCTACAAGCGGTTCCAGGTCTACCGCACCCGTCACTACGGCATCCTCCGCATGGACGGCGAGACCATGAAGGCGGCGGTCCGCACGAGCGGCGCGCTCGTCGACCTCTGGAACAACGAGACGGACGGCATCTCGAAGAACGAGATGGCGGACCTCGAGTTCCAGCTCTTCGGCGACGGCACCGGCGTTCGCGGCGTCATCGCGGCGAGCCCGGCCCCGGCGGTTGCCGCCGGCGTGCTCACGTTCACGCTCGCGACGCCTGCCGACGCGGTCTACTTCAACCTCGGCATGAAGGTGCAGTTCTGGCTCGCTGCCGCTCAGCACGACTTCGGCGGCGCCGGTGCGGCGGTCGACAACGCGAACGGCGACGGCGCGTACGTCGTCGGCATCAACCGCCAGTCGGGCGTCATCCAGGTCCAGGGCTTCACGAACGGCGTCGCGGTCACCGCGGCCACGGTCACGGCTGGCACCATCGCGGCTGGCGACAGCATCGTCCGCGCGGGCGACTACCTGCAGACGAGCGGTGTCGGCGTCGCGTCGAGCGGCTCGGCCAACGGCGTCGTGACGGGCATCCAGGCGTGGATCCCGTCCTCTGTGACGGCGACCCCGTTCTGGGGCCTCGACCGCTCGGCGGACCCGGTTCGCCTCGCGGGCCAGCGCCTCACGGCGACGGGCCTCCCGATGAACGAGGCCCTCATGGAGGCCGAGGCGCGCGTCGCGGTGCAGGGCGTCGGCTACCCCGACACGATCCTCATCAACCCGCTCGACCTTCAGAACCTCAAGAAGGCGCTCGGTTCGGACATCGTCTACGACCGCGTCCAGTCGAACGTGGCGGGCATCTCGTTCAAGGCCATCGAGTACGACGGCATGAACGGTCCGATGAAGATCATCAGCGACCCGTTCTGCCCGCGCAACAAGGCGTTCATGATGCAGCTCGCCTCGTGGGAGCTCAGCACGCTCGGCCCGGCGCCGCAGATGCTCGACTACGACAACAACGACTACCTCCGCGTGATCGACGCCGATCAGTACGAGGTGCGTTTCGGCCACTACGGCCAGTTCATCTGCAACAACCCCGGTGCGAACATCGTCATCACCGGCTTCGGTACCTGATCCGGGGCCTGAGAAAGGAGCCGAATCATGGCACTGAACCGATACCTGTACCCCCAGAAGGGGACCAACATCGTCCAGCAGGTGACCCTGTCGACGCGCGTCAGCGTCGATGGGGCCACTGGGAACGTCACCGGCATCGTGGCTGGCCGCGGGCTCACCGTGACGCATGCGGGCGCCGGCGTCTACGATGTCGTATTCGACGGCTCGTCCACCGTTTCCTCGGTGGTCTCCGTCAAGGCGAGCTACATCTGCGCCTACGACAAGACGAAGAAGATCGCCTTCCACGTCACCGGCGTCACCACGAGCGGCTGCACGCTGCAGTCGTACCAGGTCGACAACGGAAACGCGGGCGCGGTGGACGTCACCGGCAGCCTTTGCGTTGAGCTCACCTGCAGCCTTTCGTCGGTGCCGGCCTGATGAAGGGCAAAGGCGGCATGGCCCTCATGATCGCCATCGGCAAGAAGAAGCCGGGGATGGGGAAGGAGCGCGGCTCCTCCCCTTCCCTCGCTTCCGACGACGAAGGCGAGGGCGAGGAGATGGGCATGGACGCGGAGCTCGGCTCCGTGCTCAAGGCCTACGAAGAGGCGAAAGCCAAGGGCAAGTGGGAGCAGGCCGCGGCGCTTTTCAAGGACGCCGTGAAGTCCTGCGGATACGAGGAAGAGGACTGACAGATGGCATACTCCCGGACGCTCGCTGAACTCGAACTGGCCGTGCGGCGTGAAGCCGACATGGTGAACTCGCAGTTCGTGACGTCCGCGGAGGTTCAGGCCTACATCAACCAGTCGTGGGCCGAGCTCTACGACCGGATCGTCCTCTTCGACCAGGAATACCTCCTTCGCTACGTCGACATTCCCTCGAGCGCCGCCAGTAGCGAAGGAGAGTTCGACATCCTCAACGACGGACCGACCGGCGTTGTCCGCTCGGTGACCGTCCTGGGCGTCGGCACGGGCTACTCCGACGGCCCCGCGACCCTGCAGCAGGGCGCGAATGTCACGGCCACCGTGACGCTGACCACCTCCGCGGGCGCCATCACGGGCGTCACGCTCACGAGCGCAGGTCACGGCTACACCACGACGTCGCTGAACGTGGACACCGCCACGCTCGCCGTCGTGCAGGGCCTTGGCGCGGGCGGCACCGTGGTCGCCACGCTCGACTCCGACTTCTACAAGTGCAAGGGCGTCTGGGCGTCCGACTCGTCCTCGGGCAGCACGACGTTCTGGAACCCGCTGCGCCGCTACCAGTGGGATCAGCAGAACATCCTGCGGCAGGCGAACGAGTACTACGGCCCAGGCTTCTCGTCGCTCCCGCTCTACCGGGTCTATACCTGGAACGGTCGCGAGAAGATCAGCATCGCCCCCATGATCGGCGGCACGTACCGCGTGTGGTACTACCCCGCGCCGTACAAGATGCTCGTCGGCACGGACCGCGTCGATGGGCGCGCGGGCTGGGACGAGTGGGTCGTGAAGGACGCGGCCATCAAGTGCCTCCTGAAGGAGGAGAGCATCGAGCAGGCCGCCGCCATCAAGGCGGTGCGCGACGAGCTCTTCTCACGCTTCCAACTCCACGCCTCGGAGCGCGACGCTTCGCAGCCCGAGAAGATCCGCAACGTCAACAACCTGAGCCGCCGCGCCTTCCCCTGGAGGTGAGCCATGGCGCAGACGAAGCCGCAGCAGTACACGCCGGCGCCGACCGGCAATGAGACGGTCGACAAGCTGCAGGACGTTGTCCGCCAGACGACGGAGTCTGTCCGCAACGGCCCGCCCAACCAGACGACGGTCAAGTCGCTCATCAAGAACAAGCCCGACCAGGGCGTGGTCTTCCGGCCTGGGCAGACGGTCGACGTCCCGCACAACCTTGGGCGCATCCCCAACGGCTTCAACATCGCGAAGGTGCTGACCAACACGCCGCTCGCGAGCAGCGCGCCGGCTGCGGTGCCCAACCTGCAGCTCGTGCCGGTCGCCGGTCCGCTCGGTCAGAAGATCATGAGACTGCGCTACATCGCCCCCAAGGACGCGGACGGGAATGATATTCTCGACCCCGTTCGACTTCAGTTGGAGATCCGGTGATGGAAGAGCGTGTCGTCAACGTCCCCCTGGTCGGAGGCATCAACGAGGAGGACGATCTCTTCTCCGTGCAGCCGCCCGAGATGCTGCAGCTCGTCAACGTGCAGGCGATCAAGAAGGGGGCGCTCGACACGCGCCAGGGCTTCAACCTCGTCACCAAGAGCGCGACCGTCATCGAGCCGGCGACGGCGTTTCGAGACTCAAGCGGCGCGACGCAACTCGTCAGCCCGGACATCGAGGCGCTCGGCACGTACGCGTCGACGACCGGCACGCGCCCGGTGCTGGCGGCTGGCGGCAAGTTCTACGAGTACGTCGGCACGGACGCGACGCACGGCTTCCGCGAGGTCAACGACCTGCCGGAGTACGTCGGCACGCTCGCGTCGGTGTCCTCGACGGGCGGCAGCATCATCGAGATCGAGAGCCTCCTCTTCGACAACGAGAAGATGCGCATCACCGTCTGGGTGACCGGCAAGCGCACGGGGCAGGAGCTCGCCTCGGACCTGTCGATGCTCGACCAAGTCGACGGCGACGGCAACTCGGTCTACTACTCGATCCAGAGCGTTGCCACCGAGGCATATGTCGTCCCCCCGACGCGGCTCAACAACGCGTCCGGTACGCCTACGACGGCGGCCATCAACCTGCGCCTCGTCGCGTTCCACGGCTCGACGACCTCTCGTCTCGAACC